CGATCGCGCGCGGGAATCAGGTTCTCGATAGTGCGGCGGACGTAGATCGTGGAGCCGGCGAACTCGCGCCAGGTGTCGATCAGGCAGGCTTCCGCGATGTCCTTGGCCTCTTCGTCGTCGATGCAGACACGGCGATCCAGCAGCGACCGCGTCAACAGCGCGACCGCTTCATGGAGTACGCCGTGGGCATCGACGACACGGTCGCTCATCGGTGCGACTTCTCTCGCTTGGGCTTGACCGGCTGGCGATCCACCGCGTCTACGGCGATGCCGAGACGCAGGCACCACTGGATCAAGTACTCCGCGACGCGGTGGCGCATTGGCGCCGGCAGCATCTCGGGCGCGCCCTCGCCCACGTCGTCGGGCGTGGCTTGGCCCCAGTGGCGAATCCACGCGCGCAGAGCGGCCGGCGAGCGGTCCTGAATCGCGCCGTTGCGCGCAAGCAGGCCCCAAAGGGCGTAGATCAGGCGGACCTGCGGCGGTGCCCTGCGGACGCGCTCAGGGCTCGGTGCCTGGCGTGGCTTCCAGCCGCGGGAGATGAAGTGCTGCAGCACCTGGTTGCGCTCGTGTGCGTCGAGGTCACTGGCGCTGCGCTTGCGCGTCAGCGTGAACAGCATTTCGCGGTACGTATCGTCGTCGAGCGCCAGCTGCTGCTTGGCGATGTGGATCTGGGCGAGATCCCGGGCCCGGAGCGTCTTGGCGGTCATGGCAATGGGTCGCTCATCTTGAGGGTGGTTGTGGCGCCATCGGCCGACACCAAGGTGAACGTCAGCTCGTGTTCCGGACCCAGCCAGAAGCCGTCCTTTCGCTCCTCGTCGGCTGCGTTTTCTTCACAGCACGCTATGAAATCGCCTACCTTGAAGGTTGTTTGCGGCGAATTGGGCGGCCAGACAATCTCGACCTGGTCATCCGGCCGCAAAGCCGGATGGCGCAGCAAGGCAATCAACTCGCGGGTGCGGAGCGGACTCACAGGACTTCTTCCAGCTCCGTCGCAAACGGCTCGACCACGAAGTCTTCCTTCTGACCGACGGTGATGCCGGGGACCGTCTTGGCGGTCTCGACGTCGCGCAGCAGTGCTTCCTTGTCGATCTCTTCCTTTGATCGGACGAAGCGGGCGGCCAACCCGAGCGACTTCATGATGCCGATGACGGCCTCGACGCCGCGGACGGTGATCGACGGCGGGCGCATGCGCCACTTGATCTCGCCGGTCGCGAAGCGATGGAACTTGACGCGGCCATCGCCGGTGAGCCGGACGCGGTTGGCTTCGCAGAAGACGTGCACGCCCTTGGTGAGCAGGGAGATCTGATCGGCGTGCGGCTTGGCCTGGTGCTCGTACGCGGCCTTGCGCTTTGCGAGATCGTCATTCATCGCGGTTTCGATGATGGTGCGCTCGCGCTGGTGCTCTCCGATCCGAGCGATGAAGTGCGCGCACTCGTCGTGGGATTGCGGCACCGGGAACTGGACGGCGTCGGCTTTCAACTTCTTGGCCTTTGCGGACATGGGTTTCTCTCAGTCAGATTGGGGTTCAAGCGGAATGCGCAGCTGGCCGGCGAGATCCGGCAGCGCGACCTTGCGCATCGCGGCGACCTGGCGCAGGCCGGTCATGCCGCGGTCAAACAGGAATCGGCAGGTGATGAGCAGCTCCTTGTCGTTCGCCGCCATGAAGTAGCCAGATTCAGGCGTCGCACACACGTGGTGGCCGCGCATCCGCAGATCGGTGACCAGGTGTCGCAGTTCGCGCTCGGAGATCAGGTCCATGCCGGCGACGCGATTGACGCTGTTCGTCAATTCCTTGGCGCTGAGGCCCTGCGCAGCGCCGATGTGCGACGACAGAACGGCGAGCAAAAGGTGGTGCTGACGTTTCAGCAATGGCAGCGGGTGGCTCACCGTCCGTACTCCTTATTCAATGCTGCGATTCGATCTTTCAGCTCGGTCTCATTGATGAGGCCGAGACGTCGGTCCGACTGCGCCTGGCTGAATCGTTCCTGGTACTGAGCGCGCAGGTCTGCCGCCTTGGTGCGATCGCCCGAGCGCAGGGCGGTTTCGACTTCCCGCTCTTGCTTGGCCGCGCCTCGCTGGGCGTGGGCGGCGACGATCTCCAACAGGTAGCCGTTGGTCTTCAACGGCAGCTCCAGCTTCCCTGAGTCGCGCTGCTCGACCATCGTGCGCAGCGCCATCACCCACAGATCGCGCGGCGCCGGTATTTCAGCGCCACGCCTCAGCACCACCTGGCCTTCGATCTGCGGGGCAATCTCAGCCAGCAGGCGTTCGGCGCGGTCCATCGACAGCGCTTTCTTCGCCGGCTTGAACATCCCGAGGTAGTGCCCCAGCAAGCGGCCCAGATCGCCCGAGATCGACATCGCGTGATGCAAAGAGCCGCGCGCGCCGGCAAGCTCGAGCGCGGACGCCAACTCGAACTGACCCTGGCAATGTGGGCAGGTGAGCTTCATCGCGTCAGTCCACGAACCTCAGAACTTCGTCGAGGCGAGCGAAGAGCCGGCGTAACTCCAGGCTCATCAGCGCGAACGTGGCGTCGAGGATCTGGTCCGGATCGGCGCCGTCCTGGGCGTCGAGCTTGTCGGCGACGATGTCCAGGAAACTGACCTTGCGCAGCTTGAGCCTGGCGTCCAGCACAAAGCCGATTCGCCCTTCGAAGATCAAACCCAGCTGGGTGACCTGATTACCGCAGCGCGCGTGCTCGCGGATCGACTCGGCGGTGAGGTCATGGTGGCGTCCACGCAGAACCGAGCTGTTGTCGCTCGGGTCCTTTAGCTCGACTTCATCGCCCAGTTCGAACCCGCGCGGCAGGTTCCCGGAGATCAGCCACTCGCTCATCAGAAGCGTCAGCGAGGCCTCGGTAGCGAGCGGCCGAGCCGGGAAACTACCGAGCGCTTCGCGAACGGCGCTGGCGACTGATTCGGTGCTGCGATCACTGCTGCTGTCGACAACGAGCAGGCGCGAGGGCGCGTCCCAGTAGGCGCCAACGCGCGCACGCTTGATGAAGGCGCGCGGCAGCAGTTCGCCCAGGGCCGCTTCGCGAAACTCGTTGCGAAGGCGCTTCCCAGGGATGCGGCCGGTCTTGGCCTCATGCTCGGCTACGCGCGCCAGAACCTCATGGCGCAGCACCGACGACGGGAGCAGCTTGGATTCCTGGCCGAGGCAGAAGAGCAGCGCATCGCCGCTGCCGTGTGAAAGCGCAGCGTCTTCGCGACTGAACGGCGACAGGAACCCACGAGTTTCAAGTTCCAGTGGGCCGGGATTTCGAAGCGGGTGCTCAGCCAGTGCGCGCTCGAAGGGCTCGGCGGTCAGCGAGAAGTCGACCGGCAATCGCAACAGTGAAACGTTCTTGAACCACATGGTTGTCTCCTTCAGAAAGTAAGTGTCGAGCCGCTCACGCCGCCTTCTCCAGCGTCGCCCGATCAATCGCCCCGATGGTCCAGAGCGCGTTGGTGTATGCCGAGTCCGTGGCCTCGTTGGCGTCCATTCCCCTGGCCCACTGCGCTCGGCTCTTGAAGCGCGCCGGCCGTGGCATTACGCCAGCGGCAACGACCTTCGCGGCCTCTTCGCGCAGGGTCTTGGTCACCCACTTCGCAGCGCCCTCGGGCGTGACGCCGTCGCGGCGCATGCAGCCGCGGAACATCTTCACGATGCGATCGGATAAGGCCGGCCGCAGTTCGACCAACCGCGTCAGTACTGGCGGCAGTAGGGCTTCGCTCACGACGGCACCTTCACCACGCGTTGGAAGCGTTCGATCCAGCGCAGTTCGACGCGCTGGCCGCGGTCGCGGACAACGCGGATTTCTTCCACGCTGCGGCCGATGGTAGTGCGCGAGAAAAGCTCCGCCGTTCCCGCCAGTTGCGTGCCGTCTGCCGGCGGGACAATCCACACGACGGCGGTGCTGGCCTCGATCTGCATCGACGAAACGTCGAAGCGCCCGAGCCTTTGGAACGCGCCAAGTGCGACCTCGATCTGGAACAGACGAGCAGCTGCTGCGGACGGCGTCATGTCAGACCTCCCGCACCAGGTCAGCGGTGACCGTGGTAAAGCCCAGCTCCACCGCCGAGTTCATCGCGCGCACCACCACGTTGTGGACGTTGAGCGGGTAGCTGTGATCCTCGGGCGTGCGGCTGCCTTGGCGGGTCAACAGCAGGCGCTGGCGGATGGCTTCGAGGGCGGCCGGATCAAAGACGGTATCAATCGAGCGGCCCTTGTCCATGACGCGCTTGAGCTTGTGCTCGACGTAGGCGCGCACGTCGTCGCCCAGCGGGCGCAGGGTGGCGATCTCGCAGCGTCGGATGACCTCGCGCGCCTGCGGGTTGCGGCGCTCGTCGAGTACGTGGCTCAGCTCGGTCTGGCCGATCAGGATGATGCCGATCAGCTTCTTGAAGCCGTCCTCGATCTCCCAGAATCGCTTCAGGTACTTCAGCGTCGACACGTTGAGGTCGTGCGCTTCTTCGATCAGCAGCACGTGGCCATTGCCGGCCTGCGCGCTCTCGGTCAGCGCGCGCTGCACCTGGCGCGCGATGGCTTCCAGACTGGCTTTCGGGCGCTCGACGCTGATGTCGGCGAGGATGGCCTGGCAGATGTGGTGCGCGCTGAGCTGGCGCTTGTCCGTGGTCTGCGGCTGCACCACCGCGATTCGTTCCTCACTGCGGCGCAGACGTTCGACCAGGTCGCGCCGGAGCACGCTCTTGCCGGCGCCGGACTCGCCGACCACCGCGAGGAATCCGCCGTGCTTCGCGGCGTAGTACATGGCATCTTTGACGTAGCGCGCGTCGCGCGAGAGGTAGACGTCCTGGGCGCCCTGCACATCGTCCAGGAAGGGGTGGCGGAACAGGCCAAAGTGGCGGCGTGCGGCTTCTGATAGCATTTCAGGCTCCGGAATGTGGTTGTCATAGATCGCTGCGCCGCCCTGCTCTGGATTGGACGCGGTGGTTTCTTTTCGGGGACGGGAGCCCGAGGTGGTAGCCTCGGGTTCCCACAGTCCGGCCGTGCTGATGCCCTTCGCCGAGATGGCGGATTCGATCAACAGCTTCAGGCGGTCCGGATCGAATCCGGCGGGCCAGATTCCATTGCGCGCCAGGTAGTACAGGCTGGTGCGGCTGATGGGGTTACCCAGGCGCTGGTGGCGCACGTCGGCGCACACGCGACAGAGCTGCAGCGCGGAGATCCGCGCATCGCGCATGGCTTGCTTCAGGCCGATCGGCGATTGGCCGAGTTGGTCGGGGCGGCGGCTCATTGCGGCAGCCTCGGCGCAACAAAACACACCTCTGGCGCGCTGTTCCACCGCATTTCTAGGAAAAAGGCTTTGCTGGGGAACTTCTTGCGCGTAACCAACCGGCACTTCATCCGCAATTGCTGAAGAGTCAGGCTTGTAGAAAAGACCGCAACAAGTAGGGTTTGGGTGTCGACAGCGTAGGAGACGGCGCCTTTCATGACGGCACCCCGGCGACATTGATGGCTTCCCTGATGCCGTCGATAAAATCGTTGCGCACCTCAAAGTTAAACGGACAGATTCGCTCGCTGAGCAATTGCTGCTTGATCAGGAGCGCTTCGTCCAGTAAGGCGAAAGACGAGTTGAAGTAGGGGGCGGCATCTTCGCCGTCAACTTCGGCCAGAGCGCCTCTTCCGGCCAATCCCGCCGCTGAAATGAGCGCTTGATACAGCTGCAGACCGAGGTCATTGCTCATGACGGCAGCCTCGCCATCAAACGCTCAGTGGCGGCCTCATCCAGGCCTTCAGCCAGCAGGGTCAGATAGCAGCGCAGCGCAGCAATCCGCTGCTTCGCGAGCGCCACATTCACGCGGCCAGCGCCCGAGCGCTCGCCTACGTATTCGTCGATCGCATCCATCGCCGCTACGGCAACGGGCAGATCGAGGTCATCGGGATTGAACCGCTGGGGAGCGGGTTTTGCATTGTGGTCGGGCATGGTCGGTTACCTGACGATTGCGAGTCGCGGACGTTCCTCCTGGATGGGCTGCGACAAGCGGTTGACGATGTCCTGGAGATCCGTCTCCGGGACGCCTTGCGGGTACCACTGGGCGAGAAGCTCGCGCTCCTCTGGTTTGATGGGCCGGCCGAACAGCACCCGCAGGTTCTGCAGGGCCTCGACCAGCGACAGTGGTTTCAGCTCGATCTGCACCGGGTTCGGCACGTGCAATTCGGTACCGCGGCGGACCATGTGCGAGGGCGCGGCTGCAGCGGCCTCGCGGACGTGCTTGAAGGGGTCGATTTCGCCGTTGAATGCGGCGATACCCTTGGCCTGCAGCTTGTCCACCTCGGCGCTATCGGTGGTGCCATAGGCCAGTTGGCTGATGGCCTTTCGACCCGTGTCAGCAACGGTGTCTGCGTGCCGCTTGTAGTTCTGCCCAAACACCGGCGCGCCCAGCGGAAAGCCGGCCGCATCGGTCTGGATCGGGTCGCAGGCGATGAACTGCAACAAGCCTTCCACATCTTCTTGCATGACGCAGATCGACGGCACGCGGTACGCGTGAACCACCACCTGCAGCACCTTGCCCACACACACGTTCGGCACGTCGGCCACCGAATAGCTGAGGCTGCCGTGGCCGGGAACAGCAAACTGAATGGTCAGATCGCCACGCACGGTGCGCTGCTCTGGCTTGCTGGTCATGTAGTTGCGGCAGTTCTCTTCGGCCGGTCGATCGCGCAACTGGTGTGTCTGGATGGTCTGCCAAAGACCATAACGGGTGTGCTTGTGGCGCCCGTGGATCTCCGTGGCATTGAACTTGATCAGCCACGGCGCAAGCTCTGCGTTCAGCTCCTCAACCGATGGCAGGTGGCACAGCCCCAGCAGTCCCTCGAATCCGCGCTCGACCAGGTTGTTGCCGTTTTCCACCTGGCCCTTTGCCCGCGGCCCCTTTGGCTTGTGCGCCCAATGGCGCACCTGCAGGGCGGTGAGCATCTGTTTCATGCCGTGGCAGGTGTTCGCGCTGCCGGCATCCCACACCAGCATGTAGGGCACGCCGCGCATCACGTGGCGCGGATCGTCCGGCGCCATGCAGCGCATCATGAAGTCGGCCAAGATCTGTTGGTTCTCGCCCTTGGCCAGGTAGTAGCGGCAGTAGAGCGCGCCGGTGTAGTGATCGGTCTGCACGTAGCGCCACACGCGCATGTGCTTGATGCGCTCGACCGCCTCCGGCTTGCCGTCGTAGAAATCGCGCTCGTCTACGATGCGCAAGCCCTCGCGTTTGGAGTAGTAGACAACGCACAGCGAAGGGTCGATCTGCCAGACGTGGTTGGGATGCAGCGACGCCATCTGCACGTGAGGCGCTGGCTGATTCAACTGGCTCGGGTGCAGGTTGTGCAGCTCAAGCAACCGCGAGGCCGTGGCCTCCGAAATACGCTGGGTCAACTTGCCGTTTGCAAACGCGATGTCGATGACATCGCGCAGCCGGCGCAGCTGTTTGCCGTTCTCGCGCCGGCTCCGGGAGCCCACCCAGAGCGTTGACAGAAACGCGAGTTCTTCGTAACTGATCGACGCATCGCCCTTGTCCGCACGACGCCTGCGCCCGCTGCCCCACCCGGCTTCGTCGTGCAAGGCACGATAAAGCGCCGGGGCGCTGCACTTGAGTGTGTCCCTGCCGCGCTGAATCAGCGCAGCCTTGCCGCCATGCACGGCAGCATCCAGCTCACGTGCCAGCTGGCGCAGGAAATCCACTCGCGGCAGATCGGGCGCGGACATGGGATCAGTCCGCGCGCTGCACGATCACAATCGGAAGCTGCGCGTCACGCCGATGCAGCTGGTCGATCAGATCGCGCAAATTCTGCTGGATCGTGATCGACTCCTTGCTGCCGTTGGCATCTGACAGCGCTGCGAGTAACTCTTTCGTGGCGTTGATCACCGTCTCCATCGCATGCATCGCTGCCGCAGTGGCCTTCTCAACGTCCGGGTAGATCGTTCGCGCCTTCTTGATCGCCGGCAGGGTGTCCCAAGACTTCAGGCGATTGATGGTCTCGGACTGTTGGGCGATCAGGTCTTCCTTGCCCTGCAGTTCCTCATGTGTCTCGATCTGGAGTTTTTTGAGACGCGCTTTGAGTTCCTTGCGCGACAGATGTTCAAGATCATCAGGCGCCAAGCCGGTGACATCGCCCGCCAGCACTTTGTCCAGGTCGTCTGGCGGACAGCTCAGCAACTCCAGAATGGTCGCCTGGGTCGTGCGCAAGGACAGCTCCTGGAGGGCAGGCCTTTCGCGCATCGCGCGAAAGATCCGCGCGTGCTGGAAAAGGGTGCTTCGCGGAAGCTGGTAGCGCGCTACCAGCCAGTCGATGCTCTTGCCAGCACCATCAATCCAGACCATCAAGGCGCGCCCAACCATCATTGCGCCGGTGGCGCTGAGCCGCATTCCCTCGCTTATTTCCGCGTCAAGACGTTCCTCATTGAAGCCGTCGTCGAAGCGATATTGGCGCGCCACAGCGTCAGCGCGTTCGCGCGCAGTGGTGAGTTGGTGCGCCTCGTGGAGCATTTCAGGCGGCGATTGGGTGACCAGCTCTGGGCCTGTAATTTGTGCGGCTTGGATCACTTGGCGGGGCATGGGTAGTTCTCAGTTGGGGTGGCGGGAGTAGCGTTGCTGAAGCTCGGAAAGGCGGTCCTGGATGCGCGCGATTCCCTGTTGATGGGCGATGGCGATCTGCACCAGCTTGGGCGCCAACCGCCAGTTGCCGTTCTCCAAACGTTCGGCAAGCCCCGCCTCACGCAGGTTGCGCAAGTCGTTGTGCACTTTGCTGCCGGCCCATTTTCCGGCCTTGCAGATGGCGCCCTGTGGCAGGCCTTCGGCCTCGCGGCCAGCGAGCAGCACGAGAATCTGGGCGACGCGCTGTTGCGCGTCGTTGATGCGGTAGGTGTCGCCGAGGTCAGACATGGTCTTGCTCCAATGGAAGTTCAGGGGCGAAGTGGCGCTCCACTTCGGCGCGCTCCGCAGCGAGGCGTTCCAGCGCCACCGTGAGCGAGGCGTGGGTGTCGTCTGCGGCAGTGCGGCCTGCGGCAAAGGCGATCAGTGCGCCGACGGCGGCGGTGCAGGCTTCCTGTACCGCCTGGATGTCGCCGGGCTGCGCATTGCGACCGCTAGGTAGATCGATCAGCAGCTTGTGCGCGCTGGCGGCGATGAAGCGGGTGACGTACTCGCAGCCGCAGGCGAACTCGAAGGGCCGGATCATTCGCGCCGGAATCGAGCCCTCCTGCATCCACTTGTAGAGCACCCAATGACTGGGCTGGCCCATACGGTCGGCGATGCGCTCGACGGAGAGGTTGGCCGTCTCGCGGGCGTAGGTCAGGCACAGCTCCATCGCCTGCGGCAGCGAGTTGGCGCGCAGGCTTTTCCAGTTCCGGCGCGGTTTTGGAGGCGGCGCTTTCGGCGCCGATCCAATCACGGCGGGTTTATGCCCTTGCGAATGCACTTCATCAGGGCCGAAACTTGCGGCACTGCGATGAGATGGATGCGACATGACGAATCAGCGCCCCAACCGGCCGTGGCCGCGGGCCAAGTCGATCAGCCCGGCGATCAGTGCTGAAGCGAGGATCGCCAGCAGCACCAAGACGCCCACTGCGGAGCAGACAATCAAGAACGCCCACAGGGCGCGCAAGCCTGCATACACCGCAATATCAATGGCTTGGCCGTGTAGAACGAGCACTGACAGAGGAACTGCCGCGACAGCCAGCGCAATCACTGCGGCGCCGGCTGCGATGAAATGCAGGGTGAAAGTGGTGAGTGAAGGGTTACGCATGGTCGTTGCTCCGGTCGGTGGAGGGTTAGGCCGCGTTCCGAATCGGAAGCGGTACGGCGGCAAGGCGAGCTTTCAATTCGATTTCGCGCAGGCGCGACTCAACACTGCGCGGTCGCTTGCTAGGCAATCTGTTCAGGCCGTGCCACTGGGGCCACAACTCGCAGAGCGGCTCTCCAGTTATCTTGGAAATGGCTTCTTCAATTCGCCGCGATCGCATCTGGCTGTAGACCACTGCACGGACGGATTGCGGCGTGACATCGAGGGCGCGGGCAAGCAGCGACATCGACGAGTCCGCCATCTCCAACTTCGCCTTGATATGTGACGGGTGCACTTCGATGACTCCTGTCCATGTCGTTGGACTTAACTTACAGTCTCAACCTATGGGTGCAATATATGCCACCTAAAGTTGCAGTGCAAGCGCTGGACGGTGTCCAGCTTGGTCAGCGTTTTCAGGAAGTTCGCGAGGGCCTTGGCTTGAGTAGGGCGGAATTGGCTCGCGCTGCTGACTACAGTGCTGAGCAAGTGCGTCGAGTGGAGGCAGGAACGAAGCTCCCAGGCGCTCAGTTGCTGGCGACGCTTATGGATCTCGGCGGTGATGTTTGTTTTGTATTGGGTGGGAACCCAACGCCGCCTGGGAATCCCTTCGATGACGGGCTTCGCGCGTCCATGTATGCGCAAGAGCGAGAGGCATTGCGGGTAGAGGTGCGCGCGGCTAAGCGATTGCGCGCCGAGGCTCGCGGACGGGTTCTCACAGATCAAGAAACGCAGCTCGTCGATGCGTGGCGCGAACTATCGAGAGATCAACGCCGAAAGGTTGCTGACTACTTGAGGGGGCTTAGGTCGCACGTGGAGTTCGACATCTTCCCATCACATCAAGATGCCCTGCCTCTGAGCGGCATTAGCGTGAGGGGCAACAACAACCAAGTCGCTGGTCGGGACCAGGTGGGGATACGGGAGTCGTCCGTGCACTACGCGGGTAAGCTCTCCGTTGCCGAAAAGCGCTGGTTGCACCTGTTTAGTGCGCTAAATCCTGCGCAGCAGGAAGAGCTTGAGAAGTTGATGCAGGGAAAGATTGCGGGAACGGAAGGGGAGTGACTCATGCACATCGCGTTCTTGATCGTTTTGGCGTCTCTCGGCGGGGCCACAGATGCGCAGTTGCGCGCCTGTGCGGCGAAGGCGTCGGACAGTGACCGGCTTGCCTGCTTCGACAAGTTGGTGCCCGCGCCGGCGCCAACCAAAGCAGCGCGCGGCAAGTGGAGCATCGAGCGCGGCAAGTCGGAAATGGACGATTCGCTGACGGTGGTCGCAAGCCTGGATGCGAGTGCGCCGATCTCGTTTTGGCCCGGCAAGAAACACGTACCGACGCTGTATTACCGGTGCGCAGAGAGGCGTGTTGAGTTGTTCGTCGTCGCCGGCGCGTCGGCGCGCGTTGAAGCCGGGAACGACACTGCTTCGATGCGCCTTCGACTGGATGACGGAGAACCGCAGCTACTGCCCGCAGCTAAAGGCACCTCAGACGGGACCTTCTTCCTGCCCTACGGGCCGTACTACTTGCAGACCTGGGCGACCTTTCGCCGGCTGCGGATCGAGTTCACGCCGTACAACTCGTCGCCGGTGGTAATGGACTTCGATATCACGGGTTTTGGTGAGCCCTACCAGGCCGTCCTGGATGCATGCAAATGAACGGCAAGACGCGATGAGCCCCGACTTCCAGATTGCAGCTATCGCCGCCGGATCGGCCATCTTGGGCTCAGCCGTCGCCCAGATCGGGCCGGTGATCCAAGATTGGCTGTCAGCCAGAAGATCGCGGCGAGCGCTATTGCGCGAGCGCTTTGAAGAGCTGGCGAACCTGACCGCAGAACTGGCCGGCTTGGTGGTGGCGGCTGCAGCTCATGAGCCCAAATCAGGCGCCGAATCGCCGCACGCGTCGCAGCAGAAATTGCTGGAGGTGACGGGCAGGATCTGTGTGCTGTGCCTGGTCTACTTCCAGCCTTTCGAGGAAACCGCGAACAGGGTCCGCAACAGCAGCATCCGCTCTGTTGACGCACTCCACGACGGTAACGAAAAGGAGGCGTTGGCTGCCTCCGCGGAGTTCGCAGAACAGCGTCGCGTCCTGCAGGCCGCGATCCGGACGAATGCGAAACGGTACACATGAGCGACCTCTGCGCACTTGCCAGTAGCGCCCACACTGGCACCACACGCAGTTGCCGTCTCGTGACCATGTTCGAACTAAGACCCCGCCCGGCACAGCTTTGCCGCAGTGAACCTCGGCGGCCAGGTCCCGAAGGATTTTGCTTCCGGGCGGGGTGGAGACAGTCTCGCCCCGTGCGACAACCGGCGTCTATCAGGGATCTTCGCGCCATGATGTAGGAAATTTCCTACACATTTCGGTGCGAGTTCCGGCGCTCTCGGCGGACTACCTGCCTTTGATCAACCCACAGGGGGGTTGTGTGACGAACATCGACGTATGTGGGCAGCACAATTCTGTGGCGGGCCGCGACTACACGCACATCGAGAACCTGCACCTGGTGCAGCAGCGGTGCGAATTCGCCGAGAGGCTGCTGGCACGCAAGCTCGACGCGGCAAGAGCCGAGCCGTGCGCGGTGTGCGGTTGGACCGTCGCCAAGTGCGCGGCCAGCTGCCCATGCTGCGGGGCGGACCTGGTGCTGGATCGGGCGCAGCGCGAACTGCGCGTGATGGGACGCTGGGTGATGCCTCTGACGATCACGGCGACGCTCTTGCTGGCCGCGGCTTGCTTCAACGTGGCCTTCGGCTTGCTGCAGCTGCGCGCTGGGATGCCGGTTGGTGAGGTGGTGTTTGCAGGTGCTGGCCCGGTTGCGGGGGCTTCGTTGGTGTGGGTTGCTGCGATGTGGCATGCATCGTCAAGGAAGGTCGGCGTGCATGCGAGTGCCGAGAGGTGTTCCCATGAGCAGTGACAAGTATCTTGTCGACGATGATGGACTTCCGACCGAGATCGTGGGGAACTGGGCGCAGGACAAGATTGCCAAGCTTCGCTACTACATCGAAGCTACGCAGGCAGTCCGAGGCCAGTACAAAGGCAGCGCCTACGTCGAGCTTTTCTCGGGTCCGGGTCGGTTCCGTGTGCGTGGAGACCAGGCCAGCTATGACGGTACGTCGCTCTCAGCTTGGAAGGCGTCCCGCAAGGGAAAGGGGCCGTTCAACCAGGTGATAGTTGCTGATCTGAAGAGCGATCTTGTCTCTGCATGCCAGCGGCGCCTGGTCGAAGAGGGTGCCACCGTCAGGAGGCTACATGGGCCGGCCGAGGAGACGGTTGACCAGGCGATCGCGCTTCTTCCGAGAGACCAGCTTCACCTCGCCTTCCTGGACCCATACGGTTTGTCGCCGTTGTCTTTTGAGATTCTGGCGAAGCTCTGTACGTTTCCGCGCATGGATATCTTGGTGCATTTCTCAGTCAGTGATTTCCAGCGGAACTTTGACCTTTACAGCAATGCACCAGAATCGCCGTTGGATACCTGCGCGCCTGGCTGGCGCTCTGTCCTTGGCGATCGTCCGAGGAACACATTCGCAAACCGCATGACTTACTTCAAATATTGGAAGGAAAAGGTCGCGACGCTTGGGAAGAAAGTGTCGGAGAGCATTGCTTTGGTCAGTGGCGATCGAAATCAACCGCTTTATTACTTGATCTTGATTTCTGGGCATGGCACAGCAGATCGAATCTGGGGTGATGCGTATGATCAAGGCGGTGCCCCGCAGCTCTTTTAGGTGACAGACATGGCCAGCGAATCAAGCATTGAATGGACCGACGCAACCTGGAACCCGGTCACCGGGTGTACCAAGGTGAGCCAGGGCTGCAAGCATTGCTACGCTGAGCGGATGGCGGCGCGCCTTCATCTGATGGGTTCTGCGCGCTACCGCAACGGCTTCGATGTGACCCTCCACGAGGACCTGATCGACGCGCCGAAGCGGTGGACGAAGGCGCGGCTGATCTTCGTCAATTCCATGAGCGACCTTTTCCACGAGGACGTCCCTGCCGACTTCATTGGGCGGGTGTTCGCGACGATGGCGGCGTGTCCGCAGCACACGTTTCAAGTGCTGACGAAACGGAGCGAGCGGTTGCGCGAGCTGGCGCCTGATTTGCCGTGGCCGGCAAACGTCTGGATGGGCGTTAGCGTCGAAGATGAGCGCGTGCAGCACCGCATCCTTGACCTTGCCGAGGTGCCTGCCAAGGTGCGCTTTCTGAGCTGTGAGCCCCTGATTGGGCCGCTGCGCGCCCTGCCGCTGAAGGGCATCCACTGGTGCATCGTCGGTGGCGAGAGCGGGCCGAAGGCGCGGCCGATGGAACGATGGTGGGTCGATTCGATCCTCCGTCAGTGCAAGTCTGCTGATGTGGCGTTCTTCTTCAAGCAATGGGGCGGCGTTCGCAAGCACGTAACCGGGCGCGAGATCGACGGGCGCACCTGGGACGAGCTGCCGAACCGACTGGCCTGCGCGTAGCCTCTTCGACCGACGTCACAAGACCCTAGCCGTACGCATCGGCGACGCTGCACCCGTCACAACTACAGGGTGCAGCGATGGGAGAACAGCGCGAGGGCCAGGCGCAGGGTGAGGCGCCGATTCCGTTGTCGCCGACCGAGGCGGCAGTTCACGAGTTCATGACCGGATGGCCCGTGC